GTCACGGGTTTTAGGGACAACAACATTAGTCATGTAGCGAGAGACAGTCTCACCCCAACCCTCACGCCGCTTATACTCTTCGAGCCAACGAGCATAGCGTGATGTGTGAATGAAGGACTGATAGTCAGTAGGCAGGTGGTTACTCATTAGTCTTCTCTTCTTTCTCTGCAGTGTGTTTCATTGTTTCAAACGATCATTGTTAAAAAGGGAACCTTCTTTTGAGATTTCCCCCCAATGTATTAAAGACCACTCTAAATCCCGCAAGATACCCCGAAGCTTATCTGCAGTAGTGTAGTCTTCTCTTTGACGACTTTCCTTCCAGACCTCGGTGGTTTTGTAGTAGGTATCTTTAGCTGAGTAGACTACCGCGTTTAAGCCATAGAAGTTTTGGTAAGCAGTCAGGCGGGTTGAGTCAATCTTTATCATGCGAGACCCCTTTCCTAGCTCATTATGATTGCAACGCGATGTGCTTGCACCACGATACGGTTTGTGCTGAGGTCATACTTGGCTGTCAGTGGGTTCTGGATGGACCAGTCAACCAATACAACTGGAACTTCCTTGTCCTGCACTTTCTGCAGCTTGTCTATAAGCTCTCGCACTGTCATTTGAGGCTCCTCGCAGCGAGTGCCGCCAAGAAGGCAACAAGGATAATACTAGGGATACCAATCCAAAGAGGGCTAAGAACCCACCACCAAGACCACGTGATCGAACCGAGTAGTTTTAGTCCAATGAAGAGAGTTGTCAAGAGGTAGATGAAGCTTGCCATCAGATCAAATCCCCCAAGTAGACAGCAGGGTAGTCAGGGTTCTTTATAATCTTCCCATCCTCCCTTCGCTTGACGGTCCCATCAGGTTGCACACAACGACCGAGATTGTTGTCATGCACACGCTCTACAGCCTCATCTAGATTATATCCGGCAGCAAGGGCATAGCCGTAGATCACGTACACGAGGTCTGCAAGCTCCTTCAAGTCCTTCACGGTGTGGGGCGATTCTTTACACCACTCTTCGTACTCTTCACAGATCAACCTCTGGTACAGGGCCACGTCAGGTTTTTGTTCCAGAACTTTAGAGAATTCCCTCACGAGGGTGGAAGGGGTGTATTGCTTCTCTTGTTCAAAGTAGTCCAGTCCTGTGTCTTTCCACTTAGCCATTTCCTGCCTCCATTACATCCAGTGTGTGCAGCGTCAGATCATCAATATCAAACACTGCTGATTCAATCAAGCTGTAGACATTCTCCATCTCGTCGTCGGTACCAGCAAAGGCTGCTTCGGGATGGACTTCAACAAGGATTGTCACTTCGTAGTTCATTCAGCATACTCTCGCATGATCTGGTTGAGGGAAACAAACTCAGGCTCGTACATGCCATCCTCCAACTCACGCTTCACTACCACACCGTGCCACCACTGTCTGTTTGCTTGCCCAGCCCAGTGCTCCTCTGCGCCCTTATAGCAGCCCACCACGAGGCCAATGTTGCCATGAGGTAGCCCACCATCCTTGAAGTACATGTCACGCTTGTGAGAGTGCCCACAGGTGGCAGAACAGCCAAGGTTATTCACCATCGTATAAGCGTGATGGATGCCGCTAGTAGCAGTAGAAGAATTACCAGAAGTGAAGTAGTGCGCGTAGGCCACCTTGTCGTAGAGGGCGATGGCTGGTCCACTGTTTTCATACTCGTGGTATTCGTCGAAGTAGTGGTCTGTTTGAAGATGGCTAAAGGAAACCCCGTACTTTTCTCCCTCATTCCTTGGATTAAGGGCGAGGTACTTTTTAATTCGGTTCTCGTGGTTTCCTTCGAATCCCACCCAAAAAGGTCGCTTCTTCCGGTGATGTCTGAATGGGTGTCGGAGGAGTTCTTGAGATAAGTTGTAGGACTCAATATCCTTCTCATAGCTCTGTGAAGCCAGTGCTTTGGGGTATCTTTCATCATAGCTGTTGAGAGACCTCATGTCTGCTCCATCACCCAAATCAAACACCATGTCTGGCTTGAGATCATAGAGGAAATTTCCTAGTGCTTTGAACCGCAGGCTGCTTGTTGCAGGGTCGGCATGTGCACACGAGAATACTACGACTGTTTTAGTAGCCATATTAAGGCTCCTTGTTGTTGAGAACGATTGGATACAGGTGGGTCTGGAAGTGCTTCACTAGGACATACGCCTCGTCGAAGTTATCAAACCAGAACTCTGCATCGAAGACTTCTTCACCACGAGATACTTTCAGTACCAGCATCGTAGAGTCTGGAGGGAAACCGCAGTCTGGGATGTCTTTTGCAGAGAGTGGTCCCTCTACGACACCCCAGAGTAGTGTTTGTTCAGGCTTTTCTTCTTCTTTTGAGAACTTCTTTCGTAGCCAGTTGAACATTCTTGTCGCCTTTCTCTGAGACCCAAGACTCTGGGATAAGTTTGTCTGCGAAGATGAAGCCATACTTGTTACACCAGTCAGCGTAAGAGGTGGGTGATCCCTTATTGATCTTTGCAGAACTGTTGGAGAACACAAACCTAATATCTAACTCTGGCCTCTGGGATTGCAAGAGTAGATGCTTCTTTCTGTCTGCAAGTACGAACCTCCCTTTGGTTTCAACGATGATACCATTGGGAAGAACGAAGTCTGGGGTATACTTGTGTGAGCTTTCAGGGATGACGTAGGGGATTTTGTAGGCTTCATACTCAACCTTGATCCCCAACGTCTCTAGCTGCTGTGCAACTTTTCCCTCTAGACCCGACCGATACCCCCTAGCCTCTGGGGATACCTTCTTTCTCACTCAATCAACTCCGTCACTCGGGGTTCACTAACGACATCAACCATGAATACTGGTCCGGTAGAGTATAGAAAAGTTCTGGCTTCTGGCCAACATACCTTCCTAAAGTCGCAGTATCCACAAGTAGTAGAGAGCACCGTGTTCTCAGAAGTCTTAGATTGAGGGACAGGTGGAATACGATCCTCTGGGATTGACCCAGCAACCAGCTTCTTGACTCTCTCAATCTCTTCTTCCTTCTTGGCAATCTCTTCTGTGAAGTCGTAACGATCCAAGCAGAGTTTGAACCTGTCCTTCTGAACGACAAGGAAAGCACCCTCGGTCTTGTTCTTCACCAGAGGATCATCTTTGCCTGCGTAGACATACGAACTCAACTGGCTGATGTACCCGAAGGGATCGTCTTCTCGCAGGTTGTGTTTACGGAACTTCTCAAACCCATACTTGGATGCAGACTTAACATCGACTGTCACCCCGTCAATCACAGCGTCACGAGAGCCGGGGATACCGAAGACTTCAACCTTGTCCTGCATACCCTCGACACTGTGTCCTGCTGCCTTTGCCAGTGACAGCACGAGGGCTTCGAGTAAGTCTCCGTAGAAGAAGGTTCCAAGAGCCTCGGCAGTGAGTGGCTCTGAGGATTCGGTTTGGTTGATCTTGTACCACAGTCTACGGTCACAGGGTGAGCCTATGCCAGAGAGACTGAGGTAATCTCGGGGGATTTGCTCCTGAGAAAACCTAGCCTCTGCGATACTAGAAAGGGAGGACGAGAAGAACTCTGTGACAGTTGCATCCCACCCTCCCTTCCCTTCGACAACCCTGTAGATGTCCTCTACGATGGTGTCTAATTTTTTACTCAAAACGGAATCTCATCCTCAAGTTCCATCTTGGCAGGTGCTTTGGCCTTGGCTGCGGGCTTCACCTCTTCTTCCTCATCGTCGTCACCATCAGGGTTGTAGGCTTTGTGTTCCAGAACCTTAACCTTGTCGAGACGAGTACCCACGATGGCCTTGCGGGATGTGTCGTAGACAGAGAGGACAACTTCAACAGTCGAACCATTCCCAATCGGACCATCCTCGTCGTAGTCCCACTTAGTGCCATCAGCCTTGACCACGGTAGGCTCACCACCACCATACTCTTCGGTCCACTTGCGGGTGAAGCGCACTCGGGTCATACCATCGTTGTCATTGCTTGGCGAACCGCGCTTCATGGACTTGGACTTCTTGAGTTTATCCATGTTCTCAGCGTCGAGGTCCATGTCGATAGTGGTCTGACCACCAATCTCAACCAGCGCATTCTCGAAGCCAGTCTTGTCGCGGTTGTCTTCAAACACCTTGGCCCAGTATCCGTAGCCAGTCAGTTTTACTTTACGAGTTCCCATGTTTAGCTCCTTTGCTATTCGGGTATTGTAGCAGATTCTTCAAAGCAGAGGCAAGAACTATTTCTCACCAGCCACCTTGTATTTGCGTTGTTTGCTGTTGTCCCTCTCGTACCCCTTACCACCCTTGGCCAGACGCACTGGGATGCTGTGTGGTTTCGTGAGTTGCTTTAGTCCCTTAGTCTTCTTTTCCATCTGTCTTACTCCTCAGTGGATGTCGGAATATCTGTGACCAAACTGTACGTCAATGTCCAGCTTGATGTTGAGTTTCAGCTTCTCGTTGACCTTGTTGATTGCCCAACGAAGAACCGATTCGTGTTCCTTCTCTTCACCCTTCTTGACCCTGTTGATGGATTCGTCGTGGAACTGTCCAACAATGTTTGGTCGTTTCGTCAGGTAGTGTGCAACCCACTGATCAAAGCAGTATGCACCTGTGCCTTGGTTGAGGGTTGAGAAGATGTCTTTCTCGTAGCGCAGGGTGTACCA